AAGGAACATCAGTCAAGGATCCATTTGTTAATGGTGGATTTGGTTGTTGTTGTTGATCATTTGACGTTTTAATCATTGTCAAAGATGGTTTTGGTTCTGGTAACTGACCAACTTGCTGAGGTTCTTTTGGTGGTATTGATATTTGTGCAGGACTTATTTCTGCATTTTCAGTTTTTGGTGGTTGATTCATGCTAGCAGAATCTTTCAATTTCATTTCATTCCAATCATAACCTTTTGTCTGTGCCCAAGTTTTTGCCTGTTGTTGTTGATCTGGCGTCATTTTATTCCAAGATTCTTCAATTCTTCCTCTTGCCATTGGATTATTACGATACTGCCAAGCCATTTCAAAATTTTTAACCATCTCTGCACTTGGTTGTGTTGCAGCAGGAGTAGGTGTTGCTGTTGAAGTTTCGGCAGCTGCTGGAGGGGAAGTTGTAGAGGACGCAGGTTGCCCCATCATTGAAGTTTGTGGTTGTGCCGCTGGCGGTGCTGATGATGGAGTTGGTTTTGGAGAAGCGGATGGAGGAGTTGATGTTGGTTTTGTCGATTCAGCAAGTGGTTTTTTTGATTGCTCCTTTCTTTTTGCATCTTCAAATTCTTTTTTCTTCTTCTGTAATAATTTTGGATCTGCTCCAGTAAGATTTGAACCAAATAATTCTGCAATTTGATCTAATGTATAAGTTGCACCCGCAACCGCTCTAATTCCTCTAAATATTCCACCACCAGGAACAAAAGTTAAAGCCGATAATATAGCATCAACTTTTTCCCCGTTCATCCAATTCATCCATCCAGTTAAACCATTAATTAAACCACCAATTAATCCTGGACCTCCCCCTCCAGGTTTTGGTCCTCTGATTGGTGGAGCACCACCAGGTTTTGGACCTTTAGGTAACAATGCTGCAGCAATAGCAAGTGGTTTTGTGATTAATAATTTCGTTAATCCTGAAGCAATTCCTGAAATCGTTCTTGTAATTAGTGAAAATCCTGCTTTAATGGCAACCAATCCACCAACTGCTATTCCAACATTTTTGAGAATATTGAATCTAATTTCATTAAAAAGTTTTGTATTCCCTTCTTCCGATGCTTTTATTGCTTGAACAGTTTGATTTGTTAACCATCCACCAAATAAAATTCCAAGAGCTGCTCCTATTCTACCAAAAATATCATTTACTCTTGGAACTAATTTTTGTACAGGTTCAGCAACTGCATTTTGAATCTTTTGTTCTATTTCATTCTCTTTTCCAATTCTAATCTGTCTTTCTGTTAGTAGTCTTTGTTTTTCTTGATCTGCTCTGACTTTATTCTGATCTTCTACTGCATCTTGTTGAAGGAGAAGTGCAATACCAGAAAGACCCGTTCCTAATTTTACAATATCTGTTCTTATCGATTGAAGGGTCGAATTAAATCCCAGAAGAGCTTGTTCTTGTCCCCTAGACAACTCTGCATTTTGTGCATCAGATTGTGCTCTTCTGTTCTCAATATTTTGAAAAACTGATGCATCAATAGTAGATTTTTTTAAAAGAGCAGTTCGAACTTCTTGAGACAAAGGAGATCCCGTAACTGGATCAACACCAGATCTACCAACTTTTTCGGGATCTAACTCAGCCATTTGTAGAGTTCTTTAAGTTTTCTTCTTCAATATATTGTTTTAGAAGAGATATATAAACTTCTCTCTCCCAAGGAATCATATTTTCTATCTCTGTCAATGAATATTTATGATGCTGAATCAGAGAAAAATTTGTTCTATAATATGACTCAAGACTTTCATGAGACATTCCTAAGCGAAAAAACTTGATAGTCCCTCCAATAGTACTTCACTTTCAACTTTTGTATTTGGGTTTTTGATTTTAAGAGTATGAGAAAGTTTAGGCATTGTTGCAAAAAACTTTTCAACTTCCTTAAATTGTTTTGAACTTAGTTGTTCAATAAACTCAGACAATTCTTTTTGAGTGCAGTCAGACGCAGACCAAGATTCTTCTTCATTATATACTTGCTCCATACAAGAAATAATAAGATTGAATGTATCATCAACACTCATATTAAAATCATTTCCAAAATTAGATTTAATAAACTCATTCATTGATGGATATTTCATTCTTAAAGTTAAGTTATCATCAAGTTTAATATCTCTTGAATGATTTTCATCAACATTAATTTCAATATCATCAAGATTAATACTTACAGGAACTTGAGTTTGTCCATCGTCAGGGCAAGTAATTAAAACATCAACTGTTTCTCCAACAGATTTACCACGAATATTGAGAAACAAATATTCAATATCAAAGGTTGCAAGTTCTTCAACTTTGATTCCTTTAGTTAAAATACAATTATTGATTACAGTTTTAACAGCATTTGCAATTTGCTTTGGATCTTCACTCTCCATTGCAATGATAAGAATTTTCTCTTCTTTTACAAGAAAAGGGCGATACTTAATTTCTTTTTTAAGGGATGGAATTTCTAAAGAATATGAAGGAGTCGCAATTTTAGGTAATGACATTTTCAACTACAAATATGATCAAATTATTTATCTGTTAGAACTACGAATCTCTGCATTTCCAGATCTATAAAGAGACTGTGCTAAAGTTTGGCCAGCGGGAAATAATTCTACACCATTTGATGGTATAGATCCAGGAGATCTTGGAACTAATCTTGGTTTTGGTTGAGAAGGTGGTTGTGATTGAGGCTGAGAAGGAATTATATTATTATCAGTATTTGTAATATAATCTACACTATAAGATTTTCCAATTACATAACGATCAATTTTAAATGATACTTGCATCTTTAGAATATCAGACTGTCCGTAAGAAACTGGTATTGATGCAATATTATATGGATATAAACCAATAAAAGTATACTCTATTTCTCTCTGATAATCACGGTCAAATTTGATAATTCTTGTTCTATTTGATTTATAATATTCTGGATATTGCATTCTTATGAAATAACCCCGATCAACATTACTATTAATTGGTAAATTATTCCCATTGATTGGATCCGATGATCCACTTGCAATAAACTCCATCCAATGCTCTAAGAATTTTAATGTATTGTAATTATTATCAACATAGAATTCAAGACTTATATCTTGATAAACTCTTCTGTGAGCAAAAGTTTCAGTGATGCCAATATAGTTTCCATCAATATTGACAGTTGCAAGTTGTGTTGTTGGAAGAGAAGCATTATGGCATAAGAGACCTGCATCTTCAGCAATAAATCTGGATGTTACTCCTCTTCTTGTTAAGTAATTTATTAGTTCTGTGGGTAATCCACCAAACTTAACTTCATAGTGAGAAGTTTGTGCAAGATTAGTAAATAGTGGTCTGATATCCGATATCCTACGTGGTGTTGCCACTCTAAATACCTATTATGAGTTTCTTGTTGTAAGTATTTAGATGTCATATAAAGGAAAATTTAAACCTTCTTATCCTGAAAAATATAACGGAGACCCCACAAATATTATCTATCGTTCTTTGTGGGAAAGAAAGTTTTGCGTCTATTGTGATACAAATGAAAGAATCATTGAATGGTCATCAGAAGAAAAATGCATTCCCTACCGTTCTCCTTTAGACGGAAAAATTCACCGTTACTTTCCGGATTTTCTTATTAAAGTTAAAGAATCTAATGGTTCAATCAAAAAATATATGATCGAGATTAAACCATCAAAACAAACTGTTCCTCCCACTAAACCACAAAGACAAACGAAAAAATATATTGCGGAGGTTTATGAGTACGCTAAAAACCAATCGAAGTGGGAAGCAGCAAAAGAATGGTGTGCTGATCGTGGTTATGAATTTAAGATCATTACCGAACACGAATTAAAAATTAAGTAATGGCACTCACTGGATACGAAAAACCATTAAAAGATTATACAAAAGAACAGTTAATTGAGATTGCTGAATCTTATAAGATATATTATACCACAGCAAGTGGTGTAGGAAAACTAAGTGGATATCGTAGATTAACAAAAGAACAGTTAATTGGCATTATTAAAAATGATTCTGATTATATTGATGCTAACCCAAAAGCACCCAGAAGAATTGATGGGAAAAAAAGAACAAATCGTTTTAAAAATTTTAAAGAATCTTTGATGGGAGATGAGAAACCGGAAGATTTAATGAATGAAATTATATCAAGACTAAGTGGAACAGAGAGATTATATCCATCACCAGGAAGATATTACACATACATTTACTATGCTAAGACTCCTGGCATTCTTTATGATCGCCACCCTTTAATTTTGGCAGGAGATATGTTACCAAAAGGATTTCGAGGATTTAATTATCATCTCGGAAAAATTAGACAATATAATACTGAGGATAGTGATCGATTAATCAGTGGTTTATACGAATTAACTCAACAAGAATTTGCAATCTTAAGATCTGTTCCTTATGGAAAATTAATTCAAAACTAACAATAAATAGTTAGAAAAAGTAAATGGCAGGAACATTAAGATATCCTCTTAGTAATATTGGGCCACAGGATGATTACTTTAAAATACAAATTGTTGAATATAAGGCACCAGGTCTAAATTTAACTGGAGGGTTCGCACAAAGAACTACTGAAGAAGCGTTGCAGCAAAGTGGAAGCATCAAAAGATCTTTGGCAACTATTATTTTACCAATGCCTGCAACAATTCAAGATAACAATGCTGCTGATTGGCAATCAGGTACAATGAATCCAATTGCATCTTATTTTGCATCTGGAGGATTGGAGGCAATACAAAGCGGAAATTTTGTTAGTTCTTTGGGAGGAACTGTTTCTAAATTGTTTACGGATATTGGAGCAGCTGCACAAACTGGAGAAGGTCAATCCGGATTAGCAGCAGGTGCAGCCGCTTTGGCAGTTCAATCTGCATTAGGTCAGGGAAGTATTAATCAAATTATTTCAAGAGCAACTGGACAAGTATTCAATGAAAATGTTGAATTACTCTTTAATGGTGTAACAATGCGTCCAGCATTTAATTTTACATTTGATATGGTTCCAAGATATAAAAATGAATCAGATACAGTTAAAACTATAATTCGAACTTTGAAAAAAAATATGACTCCTCAAAAAGGAAGACCTGGAGTAGATGGTGGAGGTCTTTTTGTTAAAGCACCAAATGTTTTTAAATTAGAGTACATGAGTGGAGGAAAACAACATCCATTCTTACACAGTTTTAAACCATGTGCTTTAACACAAATGAGTGTTAATTATAATGGATCTGCACAATATGCAACATATGCTGACGCAACTCCAGTTCATATGCAATTAATTTTACAATTCCAAGAACTGACACCAATTTATGCAGAGGATTACAAAGATTCAGACATAGGAGTTGGATACTGATGACTTATTTCAGAGAACTTCCAAATTTAGAATACCAATCATTCTTATCAGATTCTAATTCATCTGACCAGTATTTGCTTGTCAAGAATCTTTTCCGTAGGGTTAAACTTCGTGACGATTTACAAAATGTTTTTACTGTTTTTGACAAATATCAAATTGCAGATGGATCTAGACCAGAATTAGTTGCTCAAGAACTTTATGGAAGCACTCAATATGATTGGGTAGTCATCGTATCTGCAGGAATTACAAGACTCAGAGATCAATGGCCACTTTCTGACAAGCAAGTTTATGATTATGCAGAATCAATTTATGGCAATGATTTGAATGCAATTCATCATTATGAAACTAAAGAGGTTAGAGATTCGGAAGATAGACTGATTCTTCCTGCAGGTCAAATTGTTGACTCCGACTTTAAAATTTCTTATTATGAAAATGGAACTCTTTATACAAATGATGCAACTATTCTTGGAGAAGATGTAATTCGTATTCCAAATCCTATTACAGGTGTAAGTAATTATGTGTATGAAGTGAGAAAGAATGATGAAAAAAGAAGTATCTACGTATTAAAACCAAGATACTTGCAACAAGTTATTAATGATACAAGAAAAGCGATGATTTATGATAGATCATCACAATATATAAATGATACATTAATAAAGACTGAAAATACTAAAGTTTCAATACCATTTTAATTTTAAATTTTTATCAAAAATCATCACATATCGGTGCTTGCGGGAGCGATCTTTCCATTCTCCTGCAGCACCTTTAATTTTGCCTCTAGAGTGTTTAGTTCCGTCTGCATAGTAGAAATCCTTCTTTGCGTCTGTGAGTCCGCAATATTTAAAATTACAAGCACGATAGATTGTACCATTATGGAAATCACTATCAGCGTAAGAGATGATTGCTTTAACTTCAGTATCCTTCCGTAACTGTCTAATCGATCTTGAAACAAACCAAGAAGTGATATTATGCTCCACAGATTGTGTGTCTGGGTGGATGCAGAGGCGCGAAAGTTCAAAGAGTCCTTCTTGCTCATTTCGTTCTAATCCAAAAGCACCTTTTGCGATCTCTGGAACTGGCAATCCAGTAAAAATACAAACTCCTAGAAGACCACCAACATTCAAAGGACTGAAATCATTCTTCTTGAAAAGTCCGTAATTGTATCCAGACTTGAATCCTTTTGAAATGTCTTTGAGATAGTGGTATTCTAAGAGTAGTTCTTCTGCCTGTTTTTTAGAAATCCTCTCAATATAATAATCAGACTTCATAAAAAAGAGGGGAGGTCGCTCCCCTCATTATAGCACCTAATCAGTCCTCTGCCAAGCGGGCGAAGTAGGAAAGTGCATCATCATCTTCATCCTCTTCCACGGGCGCAGCAGCACGGCGGGTGGGTTTCAGAGAAGACAGTTCCTCACGAAGATCCTCAGTCAGTTCACGGGTAGAACCACGAGTGTATTCTTCCTCTTCACCTTCTTCAGAATCAAGACGAACAGAAGACTTGGCACCAAGAACAGAATCAAGACGTGCCTTCAGTTCTTCATAAGTCTTGAACTGATCGGGAGCAACAAACTCAGCAAGAGAATACTGCTTCTTCCACACTGCTTCAAGTGCATCATCATCGTCCAGCAGAGCACCCTGAGGAGCAAACTCACTAGAATCATAGTTACGATAACCAGCAACGTTCTTTGCCTTCAGTTTGAAGTTGGCACCCTGCCAGAAGTCAAACGGATCGATTGCTTCTTCATCTTCAAACTCAGGTTGCATTGCAGCAGTCAGTTTGTCAAAGATCTTCTTACCATACTTGAACAGGAAGACTTTACCTTCATTTTCAGGATTAGCAGGATCCTTCACCACATAGACGTTAGAAACATAAGTCAGTTTACGCTTCTGCTTACGTGCGACTTCTTTACCAGCATCAGTACCATTGTTCCACAGACCAGAGTTGTGCTCACACACAGGACACTTCTGATTCACGGTGGTCAGGCACTGGTCAATCAACCAACCACCAGGACCTTGAAATGCGTGACTATAAACCTTCACAAAAGGCAGATCTTCACCATCGGGAGCAGGAAGGAAACGAATGACGGCATAACCGTTATTTGCTTTATCGCACTCAAGTTTCCAGAAACGTTCGTCTGAAGAACTACCACTTATATTCATTTTTTCGACTTCCTTGACCAGTTTGGCGGTCAGGGAACCAAGTTTGGATTGTTTTTTAAGATCGGCAAATGCCATTTGGATACCTCGGATAAATTGGATTCGGGGGATGTATCAGTAATTTCTGACAGCATCAATTATAGCATAAAAATGGTCTTGAGATTTAAGTTTTCCTTTAAAAACATGACCATTATAATTTACATCAATAAAGTTGTCTATATTTGCAGGCATAATAGCTTGCCTTGCAACAAGACCATCTGGAGTGTCTATATCAAATAATGCTTTTGTAATTGCATTAGATGTTTTTTCAATACTAGAAAAAACTTGAGAGAGAGCAGGTTCATTCCAGTACCTTGCATAATCAGTATCATCTTTATGATCGTAAAATTTGGCACGAAATGCAGATTGAACTGTCCTTACTGCTTCATCATCAAGGTATGGAAAATAAGTCTTAATACTTTTTTTCCTAACACTAAGATTTTTTGCAGTTGGATTAGCAACTCTCCATTCTAAGGATTCTAAAATTACTCTTTTCTCATATTTGACTCTATCTGATTTAAATTGAGGATACCTTACCTCAACATCAGAAACTGTCATTTCAAGTTTAGATGCCATTGTAGTTAAGAGATTACTCAAGTAATATATCACAAATTCTTTCAACTGTCAATATACTGTTTAAGAGATTGAATAGTCTTAGTCATACTATTGAATAAAATTTGCATATCAGTTTCTGGTGGGAATCCCATCAGTGCGACTGATTTGCGAAGGTTCTCTTTCATCTCAACCGCTTTGGGGTCGTCAGAAAGAGACAACCTAGTATACATCACTCTTTGCTTTTCTAGCAAGATCTCAAGTTTTTCAATATGTTCCAGTTTGGTTTCACGATCCATTACACCAAAAGTCAAAATACTTCCGTAAATTTGCTCTTGTAACTGATTGATTTCTTTTAGTTCATCTTGGATAATATCAGAGTCAAAAAAGTTACTCATTGAGAATGTCCCGTAAAATCCTTTTGTACTGGAATACATCCATATTTATGAATGGCATATATTTTTTAATTTTCAAACTGACGGTTTCCCACACTGGATCTAAAAGTTTTTTATCAAAAGTTTTTGAGAAACCAAATATTTTGTCGTAAATTACTAAGGTTTCTAGCGATAATTGCCCGCTTAGAAACTTTTTGAGAATAATTGGGTGTCCTTTGGAACAATTGAAAACATCCTCTAATTTGTTCTCCGAGAGCAATTCGTTGCTTTGCTCTTTGAATAAGTAAGTCAAACTCTGATGTCTCCGCATCCACTCTGCGTATGTTCTTTCGCCAGAATTGATAATTTCTCCAATCCATAAGTTACTCGGTGAATCTGTTGCTACAAAGTTTGATACAAGAAAATCTACGACTTCTTTATCATTATACTTTCTTGATGTTTTCTCGAACCAGTATTTATCGCGCCGTTTATTAAACGAAGTAATACTGGCGCGAGTCTTCGCACCATATTTAAAAAAGTCGTATTTGGGATTTGTAAAATGATTTTTAAGTGACAAATAATGTTGATAAGTTTCAAATGGTGACACAATCACAAAGGCAATTTTGCTCTCGATGTTTTTTTCATAAAGTTAAGACGAATGGCATCCCATTTTAGTCTTTCCTTAAGAGGTTTTGAAATAAGTTTCGTTACTGAGTCTACTTCAAGACTATTGATTTCACAATAGTGGCAGATGGCATCAATATAATTCATGTTTTCACTTGCCACAATGTGCTCTATTTCCAGAGCAAACTTGGAGGGTGTAAGAAACTTATTTTCTATAACTTGTTCTAATTCCTTATTTGGTTCCATATGATTCCAATTTATCTCTAACAAACTCTCTAATGTATTCGGTGAGGAGTTTGATGTATTTTGTTTTGTCTCTTTCTTCATAGACGACGCATTCTCCATTTTCGCAAGCCATAATGATTACAAGTTTTTTAACAGGAATACCTGTTAGTTCGTAAAGCATACAACCATATGCCATACACTGAACAAAGTAATGTTCAATCCACTCGCGTGGTTTTGGTTTTTTAGAAGTCTTAAAGTCTATAATTGCTAATTCGCCATCGAATTCTGCAATACAGTCAACAGTACCAGCAATACCCAGTTGTTTACTATAAAGAGACCCCTCAAGGGCATGAATATTATTTATGCGATTGAGAGTTGACTTAGAAATCTTAAATAAGAAATCAGACAACGGTTGAACGTCTGGAAGATCTCTATTATACAAATAGTTTTCAACAAGTGTATGCATATCAGTACCACGACTTGTTGCTTGTCTAGTAATTTTATCTGCTTCTTCTTCACCAACTTTTTTTCGCCAGTTAACAAATACCTGGCGGTTTTTATGACTGGTAACAGAGGTAATAGAAACTAGACGAAGAAGTTCTTCTAAATCTGGAACTTTATAATATCGAATACCATCTATAGTTTCCCGTTCAAGTTTGGGAAGATTCAAATCAATATGATTAAATATCAAAAACCTGCCTCCATTTTAGCAAGAATATATTCTTTAACAAGCCCAGAACGAACAATGTCTTCTACACCAAACTCAATTATATCAAACGAAGGCATTTTACGCAAGACTGTCATAAAGTCTACAATCCCGTTTCTTTCGTTTGTCTTTTGCAAGTCAGACTGAGTAGCGTCTCCGCAGAACATAATTTTGGTATTTTCACCAACACGAGTGATAATAGAATCTAATTCATGGAAATTAAGATTCTGAAACTCATCCACAATAATGATGGCATTGTCAAGAGTTGTACCACGAAGGAATGAGGTAGACCAGAATTTAATGGTTTCTTGTGCTTTAAGATTTCCATAAAGCATTTCAAACTCAGCATCACTTGAAAGTTGGAACATATATTTCACCATATTCTTATAAGGAATTTGGTAAATGTCTGCTTTATCATCATGACTTCCAGGTAGGAATCCAATCTCACGAGTAGCAACTAAAGAGCGAACAATATAAACCCTTTCATAAGGACTTCTTTCGTTTAAAACATCTTGAATAGCATTATAAAGTGTAATAAAAGTCTTACCAGTGCCAGCACAACCATAGGCAACCAAATGTTTTTGATCTTTATATGAATCAAATAACTTTCTTTGATTATCTGTAAGTGGTTCAATATCTACAAGATATTCTCCACTTAGTGGTTTTTTACGCTTCATTTGTCGAGTAGTAAGACCAACCCCGATTGGTTGCTCTGCTCTTTTTCTTCTTGCCATATTAGAGTTTCTTTACAGTTGACTTTGGTGCTTTGCTTGCACGATCTAAAACTTCATTCCATCCAGGATTGCGATTAATCAGTTTATCCCTCCATTCTCCCACCTCAGCTGGAGATGGGCAAGTAGAAGGATCAGACCAGTCTCGGATCCAATCAGGATTATCATTTTTCCATTGGTCCCAGTCGTGGATACTCATTTCCACTTCTTTCTGTTCACCAGTTTTTGTATTGACTACAGGATATACAGGCATAAAGTTACGAATTCAAGATAAAAATATTTATTATGGACTCAAACGAGCGCGATGTAACCTTTTTTCTTCATAATACTTCCAAACATTCGGAGACCACTTTTGAAGTTCTGGAGCAATTGCGTCACAAAGTGCTTGAATCTCAATTTGAGCATCAAGTTTAGAACGAAGGTCCATAAAGTGAAGAACAGAACGAAGGTTAAATGAGACTACAAAGTTTTGCCGAATTGCCTGAGGAAGATAATCACGAATATGCTCTTCACACATACCTTGCTCATAATACTCAGAATACTCCTCACACTCACTCAGAATGCGCTCTAACTTGCGTTGTCGGTGCTCTTCGGTCCATTCATACTTCTTACCCTTACGGTTAGTGTAGAACCCCTCAGGGCGCACATAGAATACTTCTTCAACATCAAGTTCACGCTTGGCAACTTTGAGAACACGCTTTCCTGTATAACGCTGAGACTGGACATCCCAACTGGTTCCAATACGGTGAGTTCTTGCCTGAACGATAACATTATGAACAAATCCAGCACAAGAAAAAGTAATACCAGGATGCTCTATTGGACCCCAATGCCCCCTCTCATTAGCTAGCAATTGCTCAACAATCCACTGACCACATTCATGATGGTTGGGAACTGGAACATTATGAATTGGAACTTCAGAATAATCGCCCTTTCCTGCTTGCCAAATAACTTGTTCTGGGATTGGATATCCCTGAAGTTTAACAACTTCAAGCCTTTTATCCAGTTCAAGAAGGTCTTTTGCTTTAATAGGTTTCATTTCTTTCCAAATCCTTTTGATGTTTTTGCTTCTAGTTCTTTTATTTGTTCTTTTACTGCACGAAGTTGTGCTTTCATTTCTTGAATTTTATCATCATTATAAAGATGATCTTGCTTGATCAATCGTTCAAGAAGTTTTACAAGTTTCTTTGCTCTTGATGTATCAGTCATCTAAATCCGAATCCTCAAAAATTTCATCGTAATCTAAAAGTGGTCTTTTTCTTACGTCTGGTTCTGTATGTTTATAAGCAGAAACATCAGAATAAACTTCTGCTTTCAGAGAATCAACCAATAGTTCAAGATTACGAACGATGAGTTTTAGTTTGTCTTTGTCCATAAGATACCGTTCTCTCTCAGAATTTTAGCATAAAAAAAGGAGGGGATCAACCCTCCTTTTGATTTACTTATAAATCCACTGGATATACAGTGATAATAAAGTAATAAAAGTAGCAGACGCAACTGTAATTTGTGCGATGATTAACATCACTTTGCCCCTGCGTTTACAAGCAGTGCTTGATGACGACGATTCTCTTTTTGCTTCTGCTCTTTAATGAGTTGAAGTGCATTGAGTTTTTTCATCACTTATGCCCCTCTTTTACAAACTTGACCCCACGATAGGTCTCATTGTATTGTTGAGGTTGTTGCATCATTTGCTGTTGATACTCAAGACGCTTTTGAGTATCATACTCTACGCCCCTATACACAATTTTTGCCATTTGTTTTCTCCTAAAGAAATGAGATGTTTAAGTCCCGTTCCTTTGGGCGGCGTTTCCGTTCGCTATTTTCGAATAGCGAATGAACGATAATGCGTTCCGCGTCGTCCTACTTGCGTCAGAGTTTCCTCTGATGAACGTAAGGTCATTATAGACCTATTCCCGGTATATAGCAATTTTCCATTGTATGAAATGTTACAATTTTATAAAATCTTAAGGGTCAAAAAAATTGCCGGGATTTTTTCCCAGCATCCGTGAAACTATTTCCGCTTTTTCTTTTCGGGTGACTTATAACCCCAGAGTTTTGGGTTGACTCTCCCATAACCAAAGTCAATACTCTTTAGATTCTCACGAAACTTATCCCAATACATATCAAACAATTTGATTCTTCCTCCACGAGTCAGGTCAAAACAAATCTTATCATCAATCATATACTTGATAATATAAGCGTCGTTTGGAGCATCCTTAGTGCATACTTCAGCATAGGTGCCACCTTGAATCAGAATCTCACAACCGTAGCGTGACTTACAAGTTTCTTTTTCTGCAGGTGTCCAGGAATCCATATGCTTTTCTTTGTTTTGTGCCTTTTCAACAACATCACCAAGTTTACTCACGAACGACCTCCCCACTGAATATCGGGATACGCCTCCGAAACAATTTCCTTTGTAATCTTATACTTTGTTTGAAGTTGCTTATCTTTTACAAGACAAATAATTTCTGCTTCAAGGGGATGAAGACCTTGAAGAAGATTAATAAACATGGTCTCTCTACGCATCGAACTTAGACCATCATTACCACCTTTTATAAAATTATAAAACTTTTCATATTCTTTACGAATTGAAGAACGTCCCTGATCTTGAGAACCGAGAGAGTTAGTTCCAAGTTCACCCATTTTTTCTACAGCATCAGAAATTTTTTCACTCAATGTTCCTTTGAATGAGTCCATCTCGTCCACAGCAGCATAAGGAACATCACCGGGAGGGAGTGACGAAACGATAGATTCGTCAAAGTTCCAAATGAATATTGCTTTGAGACAAGGATGCTCAAACTTTTTAAGTGCTTCTACTTTTTTAGCATTGGTTCTTTGTTTTGTAACAACATTCAAAATTTCAAAAACAAAGGGATTGGAGGGAAGATCAGGAATTTGTGTTTCTGATACCTTTGGTTTTGCTATAGTTTTTTTTACAATTGTTTTTGATTTTGTGTTCGTAGTCATAATTTTACAGGATATTGAATACTATTATTGATATTTATTTTTATATTATTCTTCGTCTTCTACATCTTCCATTTCAAAATCATCATCAAAGTATCCTTGTTCAAATCTAACGGATACAATTTCTTCATCAATCAGATCGCCATCTTTATTATAAAACTCTGGATGATATGCAATTTGTTTAGGGCCTTCTTGATGAGTCATCATATATTCTCTAGCAACCCAACCAACTACAAGTCCCACTATAAGAAACAAAATGGTTAGAAAGGAACCTAAAACTAAACTAACTGCTAACATTTCTTTTTCTCCGGGAAACTACTTTTTTCTTCCTTGATTTTAAGGAAAATTCAAAATAGATAGTTACTTCCCGATTCAGAAAGCAAACTATCTTCTCAAAAATGAGATGGAATGGATGAGTTTGCTTTCTTTTACCTCCATTAAGAATGAGTTCAACACCACGGTTTTTGTGGTTAAAGTTATTTATGTTACTATCAGACAATTTGTTTTTCTTTTAAAAATTTAACGGTATCAGTACATCCACCAAGTTTTTTATCATCACAGATGACCTGAGGAAATGTAGATCCTTCACCAAACTCGGCATAAAACTCATTTTTGG